GCAACCGTCGAATATTCTTTCCAAACAACGCTAACTGTTTCGGGCGTTTCAATCATAGATGATTCTCCGGTATACGGATCTTTAACGCCTTCTGTTACGTGTATAATTTCGATCGATTCGGTACGGTTTTGAACAAGCTCCGACCGATTCGATTTAATAAATGCGATGTCGTTTTCCGTTAACATTACCGTACCTCCTCGTCTATTAATACGTAAGTGTAGTAACTAGTACACGAAACATGTGGATTAAATATTTCGGAGTCTGTCGGCTTATATACGCCGGCTCCCATTCCGTATTTATCGATCTGCTCTAACTGCGTACATCTATGTTCCGGACGATTCGCTCGCCCTCGATGAATCTTTAGACCGCGAACGACTTCGCTCTCTTGCGCGTAATAAGCCTCGCTAACCCTCTGCGCCGTAGCGCCTTCCGTTACTACTAATCTCCGGATCTTCCACGTTTCATTCTCGTAAACTTCCCGAATCGCAGCCGTCATCGTATTAACGGAGTCGCCTCGTATAATTCCGCTTCGTAGCGTCCGACTAAGCGCATCTCGTTGATCTCCCGCCAAATTCCATACGCGATCGGATAACGTCAAGCCATCTTCGCCAAAACGATTAATTACGTATTTCAATACGCGCTCGTCAATTCGGTCAAACGATACGCCGGTTAAAGCTGTCGCGCCTACTATTTCCGTCATTGCACCGCTAACCGCTGCCGTAGTTGTTGCCGAAGTTTCCGATACTATCGATTCTAACGCAATCATTCCCGTCTGACGCACCGACTTTTCTATCGCCTCTAAGTCGCGAAGTAACGAGTTTAAGCGCCTCTTTGCGATTATGCCTTCGCTATCTGCGTATTCTGCGAGTAAGTCGACGATTTCCAAGCGTACACGTCCGATTTCTTTGATTGCGAATGCCTGCTGCTTGGCGTTGAGTTTACGGTAATCGGTCGCTATCTTGGCGAGTTGTTTATCGAGTTGTTCTTGCGTACTCATCGTTCATCAACTCGTTTCGGTGTAAGCGTGCGAGATCCGCCTCCATCTTTGTAGTAGCGATACTTAGAAATGCCGTCGAGAGAAAGACGCATGTAATTTTCGAATATATTCGTCTTATCAACGTTCTCCTCAGCGTCGCCGTACTTGAAGAATCGAGCTGCATCGGTCGCTATCGCTTTACAGCCGGTAGAGAATGCGAGGTACAATAACGCGTTGTCCGTATTAATGTCGGTTCCTTCGATAAGTCCGCTCTCTTCTTGTGCTTCGGTTAACCAATCGACGACATCGTCAATCGTAACGCTAGGCACATTGCGAAAGCGTTTAGTCAATCGTTCTGATAATGTCGCCAATTAGCGCCACCTCCGCTTATTTTTTAGTTGCCGTTTTTCTCGGCGTTGCTTTCGGTTCAGTCTTCGGCTCGGGTTTCGGTTCATCCACGCGTGTAGCATCGAGTAACTTGTCGAGAACCTCAATTTCGCCTTTATCTTCGGTAACATACTTACCGCCGCTAAACTGTTTGAATTCGTCATTTGCGTAAAATCCTAATTCGGGATATTGCGATTTATATTCCGCCATCTATAACACCACCTCAAAAAGAAAGCCCGCGACCCGATCGAGCCGCGAGTGATAGTTTAATCGTTAATTAGCTAAGTCCTTTAAGACGTCCGTGAGCTTTTTCTTGCTTGAATTCTAATGTGTACTCACCAACAACGATACCAGTTGTGTAGTCTCCTTTTTCGCCCATGTATTTATGGAAGAAGTCACGACCAACTAAAGGACGGATAGAAGTACGGTTTACGTCAACTAGCAATAACTCGTCAGCAGCAAGGTTGTTGTTTAATGCGATCTCGAATTCACCGAAGTCATTGATTAAAGTATCTACTACTTCGCCACGAGCGTTCTCAGAGCGACCGATTTGAACTTTGTTAGTATCAAGCGCTGAAAGGTTACGTTTTTGTTTCGCACCAACGATTACTTTGTAGTCTCCGCCAGTAGCAAAGCCGCCTTTTTCGTAGATTTTTTGTGCTAAGTCGTTAACTGCGTTCATTGTTAACTCACCACTCACGTTAGTAACATTAGACTGAATGAATTGACGGATACCTTTCATTTGACGGATTTGACCGTTTTGGTAAGATACACCGTTGATTAACGCTTTTTCTAATTGAAGCGCTAGTTCTAATTGTTTCTTTTGTTTCTCGTACTCGTATAAATCGCTAATTCCGTATTGTTGGACCGCTTCAGCAGTTCCAGAAATTTCGATTGAGTCGTCGAAAATTTGAGTGTAGTTAGATACTCCGTTACGAGCTTTGTATCTTGCAGCACGAGCGTCCGCACCCTCAACGCCTTCTGAGAACATGAATTCAACTTTTGCTCCGTCAGCGATAGCTGCTGCAGTTGTTCCAGCGTATCCACGTACGATTGTAAGTGTGTTAGTTGAAACCGCAGTAACTTTGATTAACTCTTCGCCGATTTTGATTACGTCGTTAGCACGGAAGATAGATCCGTCAACAACTACAACTGAAGTATCACTTACTAATTTAGCGCCATTGACAGTTGTTTCGTCTGCAACCATTTCATCTTCAAACCATTGGTGAGTAGTTTGCGTTACTGCTTCTCCAAATCCGATTAATGATAAAAGTGGAGTTTGATGTGGATTTAATAAAAGAATTTCATCTACTACTGATTGTTTTTTCCCGATAAGTGAAGCATCATAAATTTTAGCCATTGTTTATAGGCCTCCCTGTTTTTGTTTTATTTTTGTAATTAAAAAGCCGCCAAGTTGGCGACGTAATACCGTTTATAGTCCTAACTCTCTCTTAAAACTTGCGTACGCAATTTTATCCTCAGTACGACCGCTCTTTCTCGCTTTGTCTGCGAGCTCTTGAAGTTTACGTTTTGCTTGGTCTTGGCTACCTTCGCGCTTAGGCTCGTGTTGACCTGGCGTTGGATCTGCGTAATCAGTTACGCCGAATAAATAAGCCTTCGACTTCTTCAACGTTTCTAGCGCTTCTTTTACTCCTGTTACGTTACCGTCTTCATCAACTTCTACGCCTGACAGATCCGCAAGTACAAACGCATCGTCTAGCGCATCTTTACGAACACCGAAATCTTTCGAACTAGCGAGCAATTTAAACTCGGATTTAAGTAAACGTTTATTAGCGCTCTCTAACGCTTTCGCCTTCGCTTCTTCCGCTGCTTTCGTGTCAGCTTCGAATTTCTGCAATTGCGCTTGCAAACGTTCGACCTCCGTCAGTTCGGCTTGCTTACGTTCTTCTTCGGCTTTAGTGAACTCGTCTAACTTCGCTTTGATATCGTTGTAATCAGCGTATTTATTCTTAACGCGACCCTTTTCACGACCGATTAAAGCATCGAGTTCTTCCTGAGTCATCGTTACCGTTTTTGCTTCGGGTTTATTTGCCGGTTCCTCAACCGTAGTATTTTCGGCAACTTCTTCGACTTGTTCGTTTTGGTTAGTTACTTCGCTCATTTCGTACCTCCACCGGTTAAAGCCCGTCGGCTATAATTTAATCAGCCGTTTTTATTTAACGTCCTTGCCGTTTGGACAAAAGAAAAAGCCGAGCGCTATTTACTCGGCGTTGCTATACGGATCTTCTTCGCTTCTAATTAAGCGTTTCTCGGCGAGTATCTCCATCAATTTAGCTTCCGGATTGTCTACGCCTTTACGTGATAATGCGCCTTTAATAGATTCAAGGTCGCTAGTCATTTCGGTAGTTAATCTCGTAATCAATTCCGCCTGATCTTCCGGTAATGGTAAACGGAAATGAACCGTATTATCGTAATTTCCATCGATCATGTCGACTAAATCGGAATCATAAATAAAACGCGAATCATCTGATCGCGCCTTCATGTAACGTAAAATATATTCGTTTATTAACTCTAAACGCGACCTCCATACGACCCACGAGCGCTGTGTCTTCGATATGATAGACGAGAATAGTAACTTAACCGCCATATCGTTGATGCCCCCGACGTTCATTTCCGCGGTATTAACGGAAGGAACTTCGGCAACTTTGTGTAGGTTCGCATATAGTCGGTCGAGTAACGCTTCGGTCGCTTCTTTAAACTTAAAGTTAGATTCGAGTTTCTTCGCGTCAGGACGTTCACCTTCAAGTAATCCGCCAGCTCCTTGTAAATTCCACATCGCTCCAGGCGCCACTTGTAAGCCTTTATCATTATCAACGTTCATTAGTAACGTGATCGCAAACATCTCGAAACGGATTGCGTCAGAGTAGTCGCTAAGTTTACGGTTGATCTCGTCAGTGATTTCGGAGAACTTTTCGATCTCAGAATAACCGCGACTCATTCCCGTTAAGCGTTCGTTCGGAACCTCGACGACCGGAATAAAGTTAAGGCCCATCGAAGACTTTTCGATTTTCGTATCCGTTAACCAAATATCGTTATTATCGTCGATTTCGTAGGTCGCTTCGTGCAGGTAACATTCGTAAGCGCCTCTTTCTTCGTTCCATTCGAGTGTGAACGACTGCTTCCAAAATAAGCGTCCGTCATTGTCGAGGTAACGAAAGAAGTGAACTTCCTCTAACGATTCTTCGTCGTCGTGATTATATTTAGCGATAACCTCGAAGTCCGGTCGGAATGCCACGCGGACTTTACCGCTACGTTTATCGAAAAAGATCTTCGCCCAAACTGTTCCGGCGATTTTACGATCCTTCGCCGCTTCGAGTAACTTCTCATGCGTACGATTATCACGATGTACCCAATTTAACAAGCGCTCCTTCGCAGCCGCTCGCCTGTTTTCGGCATCTTGATCCGCGCTAGGCTCGTAACCTTCCGATACCATATCGATAGGATCGTCAATAACGTCCGGCTCGACTTCCCATTTCGGACTCATCTCGAACTCCCATGCCGCCATTGTATCGACAAGCAAACGGTCGTAATTTATCGTAAGCAAAGTCGGATTATAGTCGAGTCCTTCCGGTTTCTTATAATGCTTCCATACCTGGTCGCCTTCGTAACGTTCGTACAGGCGTAGGACTTTCGCGATTCGTTCCATTTCGTCCGTTCCCATCCACTCTTGTTCCGGACGTAACCACGGCATATTATTCTGCGGTTGAAATAACACGGGCGTATCGCCTCCTTTCGTTTTAGACTAACTTGACAGTTTGAATTCGCCGTTTATATATCTCTCTTTGAACTCTAGTAAGTCTTCTTTTGTTGTTTTGAATCCGTACAAACTATGGAAAAGCTTATGAATATGCGTCGCTAAAACAAAACCCTCTTCTTGATCGTGTAATTCCGCGACTTTATTTCTCAGCGACCGCATAGTTTCGTCGTCGTAATCCGCGATACTCGCTCGCATTTCTACGCCTATTTCAGTAAGAGCGCGATCCCTAATTTCGTGAAAAGGTGTAATATGATGTACGTGTAAATCTCCTCCGCGTTGTCCTGTAACGAAACAAGTGAAGCTTCCACGCTTTAACTCACTCAATCGCCAACCCGTTGTAGAGTACCGTAAAGTCTCGTTTAATCCCGTAACTCCACCCTTCCACATATTGTGTTCTCCGCGAGATTTACCCCACTTTGCTTTACGTTCTTCTTCCGTGAACGATTCGTCACCTACGCGCTTCCTTTTAGGGATGCCGAATTCACTCAAACGATCGCAGATGAATTTATTGGAGCACCCGAACTTCTTCGCTATATCGCGTGTGCTTAATTTTTGATTGGTATACATCTCTTGAAGAACCTCGTAAGTAACTTCCGGATAAGTAGGCTGTTTTCTTCTCTCCACACCCACTTCTTTTAATCGCGTTAAGATCGCTTTCTTACTAACGCCTAACTCCGTAGCGATATCATTCGCTGTCCTGCCTTTTATATATTCGGACGATACGTAAATAACATCGATATCTATTCGATTATGTGCCCTTGCCAATATAATCATCTCCCGGTGATTATTCTCCAGAATAAAAAGCACTTGCAGGCGTAGGAGATTCGCTTTTCGGGACGCGTTCCCTAGCAAGTGCTATATCATTTACCTAGTTCGTTTCATTGACGTTTGTATTACGTTTGATCTCGTCTTACTCGCGGAAATAGACATCTCCAAGCTATCCGGAGCATCATCCGCTCCGCCTTGTCCGTAAGTTTCGAATTGCTCCAACAATTGCGAATGTTTTCGGTGGAATTTAATCGTACCGTTTTCGATATCAGGCAGCATCGCTTCAATACGTAACTCTTTGCGCGCTCTTTGGTATATCTTTTTAACGCGTGTATTTGCCGGATAACCTTCCGCTATTAGTCGATGTTTCAACGTATCAACAATAAACTCCTGAGCCGCCTGTGCTTCAGCTGCGATTATATCCGGTTGCCATTGTTTCACCTTTTCAACGATTACGTTAATATAACCGTCAGGTTTGATGCGATCAACAAACGAATCTATCACGTATATACTCCCGTTTTCTTTATGTCGTGCAGTAACCGATAGTGCCGAGTAATCACCGCGAGTTTTCCCCATTGCTACGTCTACTCCGAATGAAATAGTGTAAAGGCTATGCGGAAATTCCATTCCTGGGTTGACGTCGCTCCAATACGTAAATGTCTCCGGGTTGAATATCATATTCTCCTGGTCAATCGGGTTGTTTTGGTACTCCGTATTAAACGCGAGTGATCCGTTATCCCATTTCCAAGTCATTAACTTCCATAACGGCTGAACCTCAGGCCAAAGAACTTTCGCTCCGAGATCCATCTCCTGTCTGTTATCTTCGTAAAACTGTTGGGCATCTGCTGACCTGTTGGGATTATCACGGTTAATATAAATAAGCCGACATTCTTCCCAAAGATCCTCGCGCTCAGGTGGATTAATTATGGCGCGATACACTTTCGACTTGAAATCGGCTCGTTCGTAAAGAATATGCATTAATAACGCAAATTTATTGACGGTCGTCCCCATTATTACAAACGCAGTTCGTGCGCCTTTCGGATCCCCTAACGGCATAACGGTCGAGAAAAACCACTGACGTAGCTTTGTGCGTTGCTCCGCTGTACTGGCGTTTCCTCCTGGCCGCGCATCCTCTAAATCATCGCAGATAATTAAATCGGGACGAGTACCATTCCAGTTTCGTCCACGCAATGCTTGACCGGTTGACGCCGCTTGTACTAACGCTATCTGCTTACGTGTATCTCCTTCCGGATGCCATGCGATAAACTCTTCGCCGTTATCCGTAATATTCGATTGATCTTTCGGAGATAATAAAGGCCCAAAATCTGCGCGTAGTTTTTTGTTATATTTAAGTTGGTTACGAATCCACTCCATATTCGCCTTTGCAACGGTAGGAGTTTCGGAAATAGTTATAATGTAACGTCTTTTACGATAGAGGACTTCGCTAATGGGAAAGGCACGGCTCAGGTACGTCGATTTTCCGTGCGATCGGGCAATGGCTGCCGCTACTTTAGCGTTAGGTCGATCGTTCGAAACTTCGTTCAT